AACCCAGAGAAGTATTTTACAGGAGAAGTTATGCAAGCTCTAGATGAGATTGCACAGAAAGAATTTAGTTATGGATCCTCGTAGTCTTCCTTTATTCCCAGTACCTATTGGGTTGTATAATTTTGGTGAAGATAATCATGAGTTAAATGTCGGTCTTATAAAGGACATTCTTAATGAGAATAAGCGTGACCCTAAGGGACAAGTCCGTAGTAATATGGGTGGGTGGCATAGTAAATCAAGATTAGAAAACGAGTATAAGACGACTAGAGAACTCTGTGGTATAATAGAGACATGGGCTAACCATTACTGTGAACAACACGGTTATGTTGGTGGTCTAAGATGTGAACAGATATGGGCAAATATCAATGAGAGTGGAGATACTAATCTTCCACATGCTCATGGTACTGCTGCCTTGACAGGAGTTTATTATCCTGTAGAATCTGTATCAGATGATGACCATTGTTACTTTAACTATGATCCTCGTGCTATCATTAAACCAGGAACTTGGGATGGTGAACATGGAGGATCCTTGGTCTTTTATGACCCTTCTTATGGGAAGAAGAATACTTTAGTTAAAGATACCAACAACCCCAGTCCATTCACATTCGATTCGTACTATACTTATCCTGTGTCTGGACTATTGATACTCTTCCCTTCTTATATTATTCATACTGTTACTCCTTTTAAAGAAAATAAACGGAGAGTCAGTATATCATTTGTTTGCAACTATGGAAAAACTTGAAAGGACTGTACTGTCCAATCTTATTCACAATGAAGACTATGCACGAAAGGTTATACCATTCCTTAAACTTGAATACTTTGACATAAGGGCAGAAGAGATTATCTGTCAAGAGATTATTGAATTTATTGCAAAGTATAATAAACTTATTACTCAGGAGGTTCTGTCTCTAGAGATACAGAACAGAGAGGATCTAACTGAGACAGAATTTAAAGAGATATCTGAGATCATTCCTACTTTGAATGGTGCAGATATTAATCATGATTGGTTAGTCGATGCTACTGAGAAGTGGTGTCGAGATCGTGCTATCTATCTTGCATTGATGGAGTCTATTAAGATAGCAGATGGGCAGGATGATAAGAAGGGTAGAGATGCTATTCCAAATATTTTATCTGAAGCATTAGGAGTTTCTTTTGATAATCATGTTGGTCATGATTACCTAGAGGATTTTGAACAGAGATATGAATCATATCATCGTAAAGAAGATAGGATTCCTTTTGACTTAGATTTCTTTAATCGTATTACTAAGGGCGGTATACCTAGTAAGACTCTTAATGTTGCTCTTGCTGGTACTGGTGTTGGTAAGTCTTTATTCATGTGTCATATGGCAGCAGCTACCTTACTACAAGGTAAGAATGTTCTGTACATTACTCTTGAGATGGCAGAGGAGAGAATAGCAGAGCGTATTGATGCTAATTTATTGGATGTTAATATCAAAGATATTGTTGATCTTCCTCGTGTAATGTTCGAGAATAAGGTTACTAATATTGCTAAGAAGACACAGGGTACTTTAATTATTAAAGAGTATCCTACTGCTGCTGCACATACTGGACACTTTAAAGCATTGCTTAATGAACTTGCATTAAAGAAATCTTTCAGTCCTGACATTATATTCATAGATTACTTAAATATATGTGCATCCTCTCGTTACAGAGCTAATGCTTCGTCTTCATCGTATTCATATATTAAAGCTATTGCAGAAGATCTTAGGGGACTGGCAGTCGAGTTCAACCTTCCTATCGTTTCGGCTACTCAGACTACTCGTGCTGGTTATAGTAATAGTGATGTTGATATTACTGATACTTCAGAATCTTTCGGTCTACCTGCTACTGCTGATTTAATGTTTGCTCTCATCAGCACAGATGAGTTAGAAGAGATTAATCAGATAATGGTTAAGCAACTTAAAAATAGATACAACGATCCTACTATTAACAAGAGATTTGTTGTTGGGATAGATCGTGCTAAGATGAGATTGTTTGATGTTGATCAAGACAGAGGTGGACAACTCATAGATAGTGGACAGGTGGAAGAGAGTAATCCAAAAGATAAGTTCAAGAAAATGAAAGAAAAACTATCCGAGATAAACTTCTCATGATCGAGTCCTCCAATCAAAGATGGGCAGAGATATCTGTTGTCAACAATCTTAAGTATGAGTTTAGACACTTAGGTAAAGATAAAGATGTCCCTGTTCTTGTTGCGGAGGATTTCTTTAAGTTTCCAGATCTAGTAAGAGAATTTATAGAGGGTGGTATATGGTGGTCTAATCGTACAAATGATTATGATGAAATCATCAGGCCAGGAAAGTCTTTGTATATTCATCCTGAGATTACAGACTACTTTAGTATGCCTATAGTTAGACCCTTAGCATCTCTATTGGGATTAAGTAAATTGGGAATTAGATCTATTAATGGTAATTGTTTTACCAGTGATATGGGTTTAAAGACTATAGATTCTGCTTTTCCTCATACTGATACTATGTCAGTTGATTTTAATCGTACTGCAATGGTAGCATACAATGTTAATCTTACAGATAATCCAAATGTAAAGACTGGTTTCTGGTCAATGTATGGTAAGAAAAGTAGACTAGATTTTAGTTGGAACAATGAAACTGATGAACAGAATTTTAAGAGAGAGCAAAATGAATCTGCTTCAATAGACTGTGAATGGTTTCAAATAGATGATTATGGACCTTATGCACTTGAAGACATACATACTATGTGCTATAATAGCTTCGCAGCATATCCAGCACACTTTTTTCATAATCCATATATGAAAACGAGTTGGTTTAAGGATATTCAGAGAGTTACTCTTGCTGGATTTCTAGATTTTTCTGAAAAGGATCTAGACTTTGAAGATAAAAATTTAGATGATATCTCATATGCATGGGAATTTTTACATCTAAATAGAGTACTGAATTTTCATCCAACTAATACTAAGACCATTTAAAATCATGCCTACATTTTCAAGTGCTATTTCTGATAACGATTTTACAGAACCTCAAAAACCTGCACCACAGTTAAAGCAGAGACCAAAGCGTCCCAGAGAATTTTGGGATGTAGAACCAGGTGATGCTGGAACTGAAGGATGGAGAGATGATCCAGATGATCCTACTGGTTCTCAACTTGGTAGTGTTGCGAATACAAATCCTAATCCAACACCTCCTAAAGCAACAGATCCTACTACTGTTCAACCTCAACAAGTACCACCAGCAGCACAACCACCTGTAGTCATTACATCTGATGCTGTTACTAAGGCTAGGGTAGATAATCCTAAGTGGTTAGAGTATCTTAGATTTGTTGATGCTGTTACCAGTGATGAGTCTAAGATCTCTTCTCAGTTCATCTCTCGTACTGCACAACTTCAGGCAGAAGGATGTAAACTAGAGCGTTTGCTAACTGCTGCTGTTGGTATCAGTGCAGAAGGTGGAGAGTTCTTGGAGATTGTTAAGAAGATTACCTTCCAAGGTAAACCTTATGATGAAGCAAGTATTAACCATTTGAAAATTGAACTTGGTGATGTACTATGGTATGTTGCACAAGCATGTATGGCACTTGATGTATCTCTTGATGATGTCATTGCTCAGAACATTTCAAAACTTGCTGCTAGATATCCAGAGGGACACTTCAATTCATATTTCTCAGAGAATCGTAGAATTGACGATCTCTAATCTAAATAAGAGGGAGAACATCCCTCTTTTTTTGTATGGCAACGAACGCTATTGAGACCGCACAACAAGAAAATGGTTCTAGACATTGGTTCGAGTCTGTAATAGAGAACAATAAGGAACCTACTGATAAGGATATGGTGTCTATCTATCCAGGATATAATCCTGACTGGAAATCCACCTATAGAAAACAAGTTATTGGTGTAAAGAAATTTCTTAAAGGTAATAGAGGATATCAATACTCTAGAGATAGTGGCATCATGCCATACATTGAGGGTATTGCTACAGCAGATTGTGGAGTAACGGTTAAGGATAGATGGAACCCTATGGATATAGTTCTTGTTAAGAATAGTATGGCATCAGTGGTTCAAGGAACTATTAGAGAGTTAACTAATATTGATGGAATGTCCAAACCTGCTAGACTCGAACTTCTTAATGCATATATGAGGGAGTTGATTAAAGATAGGGTAATGGTTGGTGTATCATTAAAGGCTATTAAAAAGACTAAGCAAACTGCAAGTGTAGAGACTGCTAATTTAGGTGATACCAAGTCGAGAGTTAATATAGATCTTGCTCCCAATTCTATTAAGTGTGATCTTACATTAGGTAAAAAAGAAGACTATCTATTTGATACTGGTGAGTTAGCATTTGATATGGTAACAGAGTCTGGTGGTAGTATTCATGGACAGTCTAGAAACTTTCAGTATTCTCAGGCCAGGAATGTAGTTCAGACAGATTTAACTCCTAAAGGAGCAGACGCTGGTGCTAAACTGGGTAAGGTTTCTAGTGTTGCATTAGATAAATTTTTGTCTGGAATCAATATGAGTAGACCTGCTTCACCATCTAAGCATCCACATATCCCTATGGTTGGGCAGTGGAAAGATGGTGATAAAGCTTATTGGACAAATCTTTATTCAAGTCTATCAAGTAAAGGTATTGATTTTGGAGAGGTTGCTGTGTATAATGGTGGTACAAAAATTAAAGATGGGTTTCAAAATGTGTTAGATTTTGCTATAAGTTATGAAGAAGACAAAATGAATAGAAGTTCTGCTGGAAGATTCTCTTCTAAACTAATTGCATTAGAGTGGGCTAATGTGTGGACTAAGATTATTGAGAAGGGTAAGACAAAAGATTGGTGTAGATGTTTATACTATGGTGCTAAAAAAGAATTCTCTTCTAAGAATGGACCGTTTTTGAAAATTTATTAATGCACAAAATGATTTTTGGTGTTCCGATGTTTCGTTATCATCTGAATCCAACTGAACTGAAAAAAATAGCAACGAAAAAGTATGAGGAATGGAGTGGTGTACCTATTAACCAACCTCCTCCTGGATGGGATTGCTCATTAAGAACAGAGTTTAATGCTTGTAGAAAGAATGAGTACGCTGATTATTATAATGATATTATGGTACAGTTTGCTCAAGATATAGATGTAGTTAATGGGAGGTGTAACATATATGAATCATGGTTAAATTTTTATGGTAAGGGTGAGAACCAAGAAGAGCATGATCATTTACCTGGTTTCTATTCTGCATGTCATTATATAAAATTTAATCCAGAAGTTCATAAACCTACTAAGTTTGTTAATCCTTTATACTCCTTATACTCTTATCAGTATAAGGATTTGGATAATGGTGATCCTCCTGATTATAGAAGTAATCATTGGTTGCCTGATGTTATTGAAGGGGATATTTTAATCTTCCCTGCATGGTTAAGGCATATGGTTACCGCACAAAAAAGTAACGAGCACAGGATTACTCTTGCTTTTAATATAAATATCATCAAGGGATCTACTCGTAGAGTATTTGGCTAGTATAAGATGAAGTCTTTTTCAAAATTTTTAACTGAAGCAGCGTCTAATGCATCTAAACAGGCCAAGAAATTGGGTCTGGTTGGTGATGGCCATGGCTCGTGGGTGGATAGTAACGGGCGTATAGTCGGACGCACCGTAGAAGGAGAATTAGTATTTAATAGTGGTAGAAAACCAGCAGATGAAACCGATCCTACAAGACCAGGATCTGCAGCAAGGCAAATGGTTCCAGAAATACCACCGCCACCTGCAAAGGGTTCAGCACCTGAAGAAGTGTCCTCTACAGAGGAACAAGAACCAGTGGAAAAAACAAGAGGAACGCTTACTCTTGGTTTTGGTCGCTTTAACCCACCGACGCTTGGCCACGAAAAACTTTTAAGTAAGATTAAAGATACATCAGAAGGTGGTGCGTACACAGTTTACCCATCACACTCAGAGGATAATGATAAGAATCCTATAGGTGCAGAGGATAAGGTTCTTTTTATGAAGAAACTCTTCCCTGATCATAGTAGCAATATAATATATGATCAATCTATTCGTACAATTATTGATGCTTTAAAACATGCCGATGTCCAAGGATACGAAACCATTAATCTCGTGGTTGGCAGTGATAGACAAAAGGAGTTTGAGAGTCTTGCCAACAAATACAACGGGGAACTCTATAATTTTAATGCGATTAATGTCATATCAGCAGGGGACAGGGATCCCGATGCTGAAGGGGCAGAGGGTATGTCTGCTTCCAAACTTCGAGCTCTAGCAGCAGATGGAGATTTTGAAGGATTTAAAAAAGGATTACCTAAAGCAGCAAAAGGTCCATTAGCACAGGAATTATTCAACACAGTTCAAAAATCTATCGGTAAGAAAGCAGTTGCTACTAAAAATAAGAAGGCAGTTGCTACTAAAGAAGGTATTGAAATGTGGCAGATTGCACCTAAGTTAGACTTTAAAACTTTAAGAGAACATTTTGTTAAGGGATCTATATTTAATATAGGAACACTAGTAGAAAACCTCAACACTGGACTTGTTGGTCGTGTACTTAGAAAGGGTACAAATTATGTCATAGCAGTGACTAATGAAGGCATCATGTATAAGAGTTGGATCAGTGATATCATGGAGTCTAAACCACCTTCAGGTGTGGTAGCATCTAAGAGAGAAGTGGGTACTGATTCTTATCGTGAGTATGTACAAGCACTAACTCCAGCAGAGAAGGTTAGATCGTTTATAAATAATATCAGAAAATAAGTGCGTACAGTTGAGATGACTAACTCCATTGACAAATCTGTGGAAGATATTCTAATTAGAAGCATGAAGAATGCTTTTATTGGAAGAGAAGAAGTCGTGGAAGAAGTTGAACCTACGCTTAAAGAGGAACTCGCAGCACAGATTGCTGAAGAGAGAGTTGCTAGAGAAGATGCTAAGGTAGAGATGGAAAAAGTCTTAGCAGAGAAGGTACTTCATAAGTCTGAGAAAGCAACTACATCTGATGAAAAGCAGAAAGAAATTACAGAGAAGAGCGTAAAGAATACTATTACAATCAATCCAGATATTAAAGAAGATTCTATTGTAGGAAGAATATATTCATCATATACTAATAAGTATCTTAGTGAGAAGCAGTATACCTTAACTAATGCTGATAAGAAAGGTAATACTCCTGCATGGCAGAATAGAAATAAGAAAAATGTTAAGACTGGAGAACCTCTTTATAAGAAAGCAGATCATATGAAAGAGGGTAAGAAGCGTTGGCAAGATGATGATGGTGATGGTAAGTGGTATGAGAAAAGCGATGTAGATGGTAAGATCTCTAAGAGAGAGAAAGAAGCTAAAAAAAAAAAATAACTAAGGAGTCAACCTTAACAATAGAAGAGAACGATAAGTTATATCTTTTAAAAGCAAATGGTGAAGTTGCCTATGAGGTGACTGATCTTGTGCTACCTGATCCTATTTCAGAATTGAATCGTCTTGAAAAAGAGCAGGGTAAAAAGAGTGGTGGTAGTAAAGATAAAGCATTAAACTTTGTTAGAAATAAGATTCGTAAAGAAACTGGTAGACCAGAGGGACAACGCAAGAAAGTTAAGGGTGCTAAGTCTGATGAAAAGAATACCTCTTTACAAAAGAAGATAGATAAGTTAAAATCTAAGAGAGCCTATGCTGATAGAGCAAAGAAAGCAGGGTTTAAATCCACTCAAGATTATACCAACACCGTTGCAAGATATGGTAGTGAAGATAACTACAGAAAGGGTAGAGGGTTAGGCACATGAGTCTTCCTGAAATCCATTATGACGAGTGGTTTAATGATAGACCACACAATCCCCTTGATGATATGCCAATAGCAACCAATGACAGATTTGATATGTATGGATCATCTGATGCAGATGATGCTTATAATCCACAATATTCATCTCGTCATGAGTCAACACCTGAGTTTGAGAAGACTGCTGAAGAGGTAGTCACTATGCATGAGAAAGCATATAGATTAGCACGAGCAAAGTATAATCCCTTTGCTATAGGTGGGTCTGAAAGTATTCACGATTTTGAAGGAGGTTCTGAAAATGCAATGGCTACCTGATGCGTTTTACGCTAGTAAATATCAACCCTGGTTATTACCAGAAAAATATGGCGATACCTTTGATACTGAAGATCAGAGGAAAAAATCTGCTGAGAAAGAAAAAGATCTAAAGTATACTAAAGACCGTATGATGCACGGTAAAAAGAAGGTAGGTACTAGTAGAGACAGTACAAAGTATAGAGATTTTGTTAAGAAAGCAGCAGATGCTAAGAAGAAACTTAGACCTGGTGAGGTTAAGAGATGGGATAAGGCTAAGAAAAAATGGATTTCAAATAAAGATTGACTATATATAACAGAGTTTTATACTTGCAATGATTAATTTTTTAATGCCTATCGCTATCAGCATCATAAACAAAGCTGTTGATAGAATTCCAGACGATTTAGACTCAGTTATTAAGGATTTTCTTATTAAGTTACTGAAGAGAGCAGCAGCTAAAACTGGGAACAAAGTTGATGATGAGTTAGTTCTAGCACTGCAAAAAGCATTACTAGAGTCCTGAGATTATAAATAATCTTAGAAATAAATCGTACTTTGGGTAAAGGACATGGCTCTCTGGGGTTCTAATGATAATATTACGACATTCGGTACTATCGCAGTAAGCGGTACTACCGTAACTGGTACTGGTACTACTTTTACGAACGATGTGACCGTGGGTCAAGTCATTCGTGTTGGTGCTAGAGGCGGTGTCGGAACTCACTACGGTGCAGCAGTAATCACAGGTATTACTAGTGACCGAGTGTTAACCATCGATACAACAGATGGATTAAGTGCAACTAGTATTGCAGCAACTTCTTATTATGTTACTGAACTTCCGAAGAGTTCTGTTCTAGACAGCGTTTACCAAGAAGGTAGATCAGATGCTGATGCATTAGTCTATGGTACTGCAACAGAAAATACTGGTGCATACAAAGTAGACCATGTAGGATGGGTCGGTGTAACCACATATATAGATATGCATGGCACACTGAGAGTTAAGAAAGAAACACTCGTAGCAATGAGTGGCATCACAACTGGAAGTCTACCATACCCCACTGACGAATAACATGTAAATGAAATTCGATGAATTGAACGATAGTAATTATCTCTTATTCGCTATTAAAAATTATGATAATCCCCAGGCTGTGACCGAGGACGATTTCTACGATGATTTAAAGCGAATAAAATATATCAAGAGATTGTTAAAAAGATATAGGAACAGTGGAGAGTTAAGGACTCACCTTATCCTTAACCACTTCATTGTTCTTTTTAATGTCTTTGGTGATGCTGGAGTACCCTTATTATTCTTTAAGTTGGATAAGGATCTTTGGTCTTGCACTAAGAGTTTTTTAACATATCTTGGAAGAGTACCTGAATTCCCTATCACAGGACTAAATAGAATATTAGATGATGAATTTTGTTTAACTCAACTCCGTTCACTCTAATGAAATCATTTAAAGAATTTACTGAAGAGATGGTCGGCAATGCTGTTGGATCATCAGGTGGTTTTAGTGGTAGTTCTGATGCAGCAGGACCAGTTGCAGGATATGATAAAGGTTTAGGTAAGAAGAAAAAGAAACCTCAGAAGCGATATGCTAGTGGAGGTACTGGATCTAGAAAGAGATGGATGTAAATACTGCTATAATAGAACGACTGGAGAAAGTTGTCTCAACTCTACAGGATAATTCTGTAAAGATGGGGCAACTTCTTGCTGTACATAATGAGAAACTTGATAAGCAGGATAGAATTGATGCTGTATTGTTTGAGAAGGTGGAGTCAGTTCATCGTGAAGTAAACCGTAGAGCAGAGGAGATTAAGAAAGGTTGTGAAAGAGATATACGAAAGGTTGATGACCGCCTACAGGTCATGGAGAAGAAGATGTGGACTATTTGTGGTGCTCTTGCTGTTATATCTTTCATCGTTAGTCCAATCGGACAAAAAATCTTGACTAACATGGTAGGAGGTGCTACAATATCTGCAGAGCAAACCTTCGTGAATGGATCTAGTTGATTCAAAGTATATTGGTCTCGTTTCTGCTCGTCTGGATAAGTTTAAAAGGGTAAAGGATAACCTTTACAATTTTAGATGTCCTTTCTGTGGTGATTCACAGAAGCATAAGAACAAGGCTAGAGGATATTTTTATCAAGTCAAAACCAATACTAACTATAAGTGTCACAACTGTGGTGCTTCTATGTCGCTGAACAATTTTCTTAAGAAGATTGACGGAGTTCTTCATGGAAAATTTTCTATGGAGAAATTTAAGTCTGGATTTACTGGTAAGAATTTCCCTGCAGAAGAACCTAAGTTTGAATTTGAAAAGCCTACCTTCCAAAAGAAGATAGAACTACCTCTCTGCTCAGAGGTTACTTCAGCTAGAACTTATCTAGAGAGTAGGGCATTAGACCCTACTCTTTTTTATTATGCAGAGAAATTTTGTGAGTTTGTTAACAGTTATAAACCCACTTTTTCATCTCATGTTAAGGAAGAATCAAGGATAGTAATACCTCTTTATTATAAAAAAGAATTGATAGGATTTCAGGGTAGATCTCTAGGTCCCAGTTCTGTTAAATACATCACAACCATTCTTAATGATGACGCACCAAAGATCTACGGATTGGATAACCTCAGAGGAGGAGCTCCAGTCTATATTACAGAGGGACCGTTCGACAGTTCGTTCGTTCCAAATAGCATTGCTCTGTGCGGTGCAGACGGTGATGTTAGGAAGTGGGGTGTTAGCGATGCTACTTGGGTTTATGATAACGAACCGAGGAATCGTGAGATCGTTCAACGGATCTCAGACACCATCGACAGAGGTGAGAAGGTAGTTATCTGGCCAGAAAATATGTGGGAAAAGGACATTAATGACATGGTTGTTAGTGGACATAAGATCATGGATCTGCTAGAATCGAATACCTACAAAGGGTTGGAAGCAAAAGTTAAATTTAACAACTGGAAAAAAGTATGAGCAACGGCACAAATGTTAGAAAGAGAAATGGTTCTATTGAACCATTAGATCTTCAGAAAATGCATGTAATGGTAGAAGATGCATGTAAAGATCTTGCAGGTGTATCAGCATCTCAGGTAGAAATTAATTCAGGTGTACAATTCTTTGATGGGATTACAACTGCTGAGATTCAAGAGATCCTTATTAAGTCTGCTAGTGATCTGATTGATCTTGATGCACCAAATTATCAGTATGTTGCTGCAAGACTTTTACTCTTTGCATTAAGGAAGAATCTTTATGGAAAAATGAGAGATCTTCCTAACCTTGGTGATCATATTACTAAGTGTGTTAGGAAGAAAGTATATGATAAATCTATTGTAACGAAATATACAGACGATGAGATTGATACGCTAGATAGTTACATTGATCACGATAGAGATTTCCTGTTTACTTATGCAGGACTTCGACAAGTGGTCGATAAATATCTTGTACAAGATCGCAGCACTGGTGATGTCTTCGAGACACCTCAGTTCATGTACATGATGATAGCTGCAACAATGTTTTCAGATTATCCACAAGAAACAAGGTTAGATTATGTCAGACGCTACTACGAAGCAATCAGCAGACACAAAATCAACATCCCAACGCCAGTCATGGCAGGAGTTAGAACCCCTATTCGTCAATATGCATCTTGTGTTTTGGTTGATAGTGATGACACCCTCGATAGTATCTTTAGCTCTGATATGGCTATTGGCAAATATGTCGCACAGAGGGCT